ATGCTTTAACAGAACAACCTATAGGTCAACAGGCAACTGTTACGGTAGGTGATTTAACTATTGGAATAGGGATTCCTTTAACAGGAGTATTAGCAACTTCTTCTGTAGGATCTTTAGTTACAGGAGTTGGGTATACTTTATCGGGACTAACAGCGACTTCTTCTATCGGTTCTTTATCTCCTCCGCAAGTAATGGGCTTGACTGGAGTATCAGCAACTGTTAGTGTAGGAAATGTAGCACCTTTAGGATATGGAGATGTTACAGGAACACAGAGTGCTAGTTATAGCAACATATCAGCAACACAAAGTGCTAGTTACAGTAATGTAACCGCAGCACAAAGTGCTAGTTATACGGACGTTGATAGTGTATAACGTCATTGACTTTATAAGTAATATAAATTAAAGATCTAATTAGGAGAAAAAAATTTATGGCATCAACATACACGGATCTCGGCCTAGAGTTAATGGCAACCGGCGAAAACGCTGGTACTTGGGGAACAAAAACTAACGCTAACTTAAACCTTATTGAACAATTAACTGGTGGTTACACATCTGTATCTATTGCGGGTGGAGCTGGTAATCAAGATTTAACTGTTGCAGATGGTGCGCTAACAGGTACAGCTCAATCAAGAGTTATAGAACTTACAGGAAGTATTACTGGAGCAAGAGTTGTTAGAATACCTTTAGATATAGAAACTTTTTACATTATTAAAAATAGTACTTCTGGAGCTTACACAGTTCAATTTAAATATGTTTCAGGATCAGGAGGTACTGTAACATGGTCAGCTACAGATAAAGGAACTAAAATTATTTATGCAACAGCTAATGATGGAACAAACCCTGATATTATAGATGCTATGTCTACTTCTTCAGAAATTTCTTTAGCTAATAATAACCCAGTAAAATTTTTAGATGCTGACAATTCAGCTTATGTAGGAATAGATGCTCCAGCAACAGTTTCAGCATCTTATACAATAACATTACCAACAGCCGTAGCAGGAGCAGCCGATTATGCTTTAACTACTACAGATGCAGCTGGAAATACACAGTGGGTAGCAACATCAACTTTTGGTATAACAACAGGAAAAGCTATTGCAATGGCAATGATTTTCGGATAAGAATAACAACATAGGAATAAAATTATGGCAAATCCAAATATAGTAAATGTAGCAACAATCAATGGTGAGTCGCAAGGACTTGCACTAGGAACAGGTGATGCAAATGTTATCATCGCTGCAATCGTTGCAGATAAAGTTGTTAAAATAAACAGAATTACAGTAGCAAATGTTGACGGAACAAACGCAGCAGACTGTTCTATTAAAGTTGTTAAAGCAGCTTACACTTCTGCAGCAACAGGTGCAGCAGGAAATGTTGGAACAATTTATTTAGCCAAAACAATTTCAATACCAGCAGACGCATCTTTAGTCTTATTAGACACGCCCATTTATATGCAAACAGGAGATGCTCTTCAGGGAGGAGCTAGTGCGGCGAGTGATCTAGAAGTATTTGTATCATACGACGTAATAGCATAGGGAGGTAATTAGCTATGGCAAATGGCGGAATTATTGGACCAGTTCAAACAGTTCAACGAGGATCACTTACTACATCAATAACAGCATCAGGAACATATACTAATCCAGGTTTTGGTCCTGGAGGAGCTACAGTTATGATCGTAGCTGGAGGAGGGGGTGGAGCCGCAGCTCGTTCTATTTATGTGAGAAATAATGGTTCAGGTGGAGCAGGAGCAGGTGGATTAATTTTAACACCAAGTAGTTATCCAATAGGATTAAGTCCATCACCAATTACAGTTGGAGGAGGTGGAGGAGGTGGAGCTACTTGTACAGCAAGAGGAAGTAATGGAACAGATTCAACAGCTTTTAGTTTAACTACAAAAGGAGGTGGAGCAGGTTCTTATGGATCAAATCCAGCAACTCCAGGAAATCCAGGTGGTTCAGGAGGATCTCCAGGAGGATCAAATATTGGAACAGTTGGATCAGCAACTCAACCTGGTCAACCAGGAAACTCAGGAACATATGGATTTGGAAATGCAGGAGGACAAGGTTCTTGTAATCCAGGTTTAGGTCATAGAGCAGGTGGAGGCGGAGGTGGAGCAGGAGCAGTAGGAAGTGCTGCTTGTGGTACTGTAGGAGGAACAGGGGGATTAGGAAAAGATGTGACTCCAGTTTTTGGAGCAACTCAACCTTTTTACTTACCTGGTTGTAATTCAGGTTATTATGGTGGTGGAGGTGGTGGTGGAGCTTATGGACCAAATCCAGCAGGAGCTACACCAATAGCACCAGGAGGTATAGGTGGGGGTGGATCAGGTGGAGGAAATAGATCGTATGGAGGAGCATGTGTTCAAGCTGGATCAGGTTTAACAAATTCAGGTTCTGGAGGTGGTGGAGGTGGACAAGATATTGGTACTCCAGGTAGCGTTCAATCACCAGGAGGAGGAGGTGGACCAGGAATTGTAGTTATTAAACAAGAAGCAGCAGGTTCTTATTCAATTGCACCAGGAGTTTGGGATATGAACACAGTATATGATAATGTTAAAAATGGTACTTGGACTAATTAATAGACAAATACTTTATTATAAAGTATAAATAAATTTTAAGGAGATAAAAATATGGCACATTTCGCAGAATTAAAATCAAAACCAGATCCAACAGGATTCACAACTGATACTCATCAAGTTGTTGAAAGAGTTGTAGTTGTAGGAAACGATGTTACAGCAGGTAGTGGAACTCTTGGAGATAATGACATGCACGTTGATGGAGAAACATGGTGTATTAATTTTTTTAAAGGTGGAATTTGGAAACAAACTTCTTACAACAATAATTTTAGAAAAATGTATGCAGGAATCGGAATGATTTATGATCCTGTAAAAGATAAATTTTTAAGCCAACAACCTCATGCTTCATGGTCATTAGATTCAAGTGACGATTGGCAAGCGCCAGTAACTTATCCAACGATTACAACTTACGGAAGTAATGATCCATTAGATAACTATTTTATAAGTTGGAATGAAGAAAACTTAAAATGGACTGCAACAGATTCAGAAGATCCAGTAAATAATTTCAATTGGGATGCATCAGCACTAGCTTGGGTATCCGCATAAGGAGAACTAAGATATGGCTAACGGCGGAATATTAGGAGTAAGTAACAAGACTTCTTTCGGGAAGTGCACGGTTACATCTAAAACATCAAGCACACCAAGTGCAGTCACTACACAACCTGGAACAAGATTAGTTCAAACTTTAATTGTGGCTGGTGGTGGAGGTGGTGGTGGAGGTACTTCTTCTTGTGGTGGTGGCGGTGGTTCTAATGGTGGAGCTGGAGCAGGTGGAGCAGGTGGATTAAGAAATATAGAATTATCTGTATGTGGAAATACTGCTTTAGGAGCAGTAGTTATTGGTGGTGGTGGTGCAGCTGGTTCTGCTCCAGGAAGTGCAGGACAAAACGGAACTGGTGGTGTAGCTTCTTCAATAGTAGTTGGTGGTACAACATACACTTCTGCAGGTGGAGGTTATGGTCAAGGAAGAGGTTGTAGTGGAACTGCTGATGCTGGTGGTTCTGGAGGTGGTGCTCAAGCAAGTGTATTAACTGGAGGTTTAGGAAATACTCCTCCAACAAGTCCTTCTCAAGGAAATAATGGTGGAGCAGGTGCACCTTCAGGAGCAGCTTCTGCTGGTGGTGGTGGAGCAGGAGGTGTTGGTGGAAGTTCATCAGCTGCACCATGTGCCGCTGGAGATGGAGGTGCTGGTTTAGATGTTAGTTCAGATTATGGAAATATTGGTCCAACTTGTTCAGTTTTTGCTGGCGGTGGTGGCGGAGCAGCAGGTACAACTCAAGAACCTGGTGGAAGTACAACAGGCGGTGGCGGTGCTGGTGGTGGCAATCCAAACGGAACTGCAGGTCAACCTGGAAGTGCAGGAACTACTAACACTGGTGGCGGTGGAGGTGGTGGATCTGGTAGATTTTCAAATCCAAATCCTGCTGGAACAGGTGGTACTGGTGGATCAGGAATAGTCATCGTAAAAGAATTAAACAAAGCAAGTGGTGTGTGGTCAATGCAAAGTCAATTTTCAGCCAAGAGCCAGGGAACATGGCCTAAAGCAGGTTTTGGTCCTGTCTCTTTTGATTATTTAGTAGTCGCTGGAGGTGGTGGAGGTCATGGTTGTGCTGGTGGTGGAGGTGGTGCAGGAGGTTATAGAACATCTTTTCCAGGTGGAACTGCAATTAGTTTAGATTGTGGATCATATTCAATAACAGTCGGTGCTGGTGGAGCAACAAGTCCAAGTGGTCCAGGTGTAGGTGCGGGTACTCCTTCAATATTTCAATGTATTACATCCGCTGGTGGTGGTAAGGGTGGTTTAAATTCACAAGCAAACGCCAGTCATTCCCAAGGGGGTTCTGGTGGTGGAACAGGTCACCAAGGTGGAACGGGAGGAACAGGTAATACACCTCCCACAAGTCCCGCTCAAGGTACTTCTGGAGGAGGTTATCCAAGCACAGGTACAGGAAATTATGGAGGTTCTGGGGGTGGTGGAGCTTCAGAAGCAGGTCAAGTTGCTCCAACTGGAGAAGCTTCTTCATCAGGAGCAAGAGGTGGTGCAGGTTCACCAAATTCTATTACAGGTTCAAGTTTATCATATGCTGGTGGTGGAGGTGGGGGTCGTTATGTTGCATGTGCTGGCGCAGGGAGTCCTTGTGGAACAGGAGGTGCAGGGGGAAATGCCTCAGGTGCAGGAACAGCTGGAACTACAAACAGAGGGGGTGGTGGTGGAGGTGGTGATTCAGGACCTAATGGTGGTGGTCAAGGGGGACCAGGAGTCGTTATTATTCAATTTCCTGCAGCTAAAATTTCTGCAGTATCTGTAGCACCTGGTTCAAATACAATTTCAACAACACCTGGTGGTGCTGGAGTAGCTACATTTACTATATCAGGAACGTTGACAGTTGGATAAAAATTCTTTATAAAGTTTTTTATAAAGACATATGAACCTAACTAATTATTATTGGTATTTTAAATCAGCCATTCCAGAACGTATCTGTGATGATATTTCTAAATACGGAAAACAACTTCAAGAACAAATGGCAGTCACTGGTGGTTATGGTGATAAAAAATTAAATAAAAAACAACTTATAGATTTAAAAAAGAAAAGAGATTCAGATATTGTTTGGATGAATGATAGATGGGTATATAAAGAAATACAACCTTACATACATCAAGCAAATGCAGCAGCTGGATGGAATTTTAATTGGGATTATTCTGAGTCTTGTCAATTTACAAAATATAAAAAAGGCCAGTACTATGATTGGCATTGCGATAGCTGGGATCAACCTTATCAAAGACAACAGGGAGATCCATCGCACGGAAAGATTAGAAAATTATCTGTAACCGTAACTCTATCTGATCCAAAAGATTATAAAGGTGGTGAGTTAGAATTTGATTTTAGAAACATGGATCCAGATAAAAAAAGAAATATTAAAAAATGTACAGAAATATTACCTAAAGGATCGTTGGTTGTGTTTCCTTCTTTTGTATGGCATAGAGTATGTCCAGTTAAAAGTGGTGAACGAAACAGTTTGGTTATCTGGAATTTAGGATACCCATTTCAATAAAGGAAAGATATGAAAAAGAAGAAAAAAAGAATAAAGAAACCAACTAAAGTTACTTACCCTACTCAATTAAATAGAGAGGATTATTTTAAATGTCCTATCTGGTTTGCAGATGCACCAGAGTTTGAAAAGAAATTAAATGATGCTTCTGATAAATATATAGAAGACTCTAAGAAAACTTTAAAACCAGCTATTGATAAACGTAATAAAAAGTTTGGTGATAAAGGAGACATGGGTCATGTATTCCATTCTACATCTTTGATTGGAGATCCTGACTTTTTAGAATTACAAAATTACATTGGTGCAACAGCTCATAACTTATTAATTGAAATGGGTTTTGATATGTCAGGTCATCAATTGTTTACTACAGAAATGTGGGTACAAGAATTTGCTAAAAAAGGTGGTGGACATCATACTTTACATACGCATTGGAATGGTCATATCTCTGGTTTTTATTTTTTAAAAGCTAGTGAGAAAACATCACTACCGTTATTTGAAGATCCACGTGCAGGAAATGTAATGAATCTGTTACCAGAGTTAGATAAATCAAAAGTAACTTATGCTAGTTCTGCAATAAATTATCAAGTTAAACCAGGTCGAATGATATTCTTTCCATCATACATGCCACATCAATATATTGTTGATATGGGTTATGATCCGTTTAGATTTATACATTGGAACTGCCAAGCAATACCAAAAGGAGTATTAAATGTCGTTCAAGAAAAATAAATATACAGTATTAAAATCAGCTATCTCACCTGAGTTAGCAAAATTTGTTTATCAATATTTTTTAAACAAAAGAAATGTTGCAAGGTTTTTATTTGATCAAAAATACCTGTCTCCATTTACAGAATATTATGGTGTATGGAATGATGAACAAGTCCCTAATACCTATTCACACTATAGTGATATGGCGATGGAAACCTTATTACAACAAGTTAAACCTGTTATGGAAAAACATACTGGTTTAAAATTATCAGAGACATATTCTTATGCAAGAATTTACAAAGAAGGAGATGTCCTAGCTCGACACAAAGATAGATACTCTTGTGAGATATCTACTACGTTGAATCTAGGTGGTGAGCCGTGGCCCATTTATTTAGATCCAACAGGTAGAAAAGGTCAAGCTGGTATTAAAGTGGACCTTGAACCAGGGGATATGTTGATCTATTCTGGTTGTGATCTAGAACATTGGCGTGAAGAATTTAAAGGTA